CAGACTTTTTTGGCGCGGTGACCGTGGCCTATTTGGACGGCTACTTCGTGTTCAACGAGCCGAACAGCCAAAAGATGTGGGTCACGGCTTTTCTGGACGGCACGTCCATTGACCCGCTGGAGTTTCAGCAAACAGCAGCTTCCCCTGACGGCTTGGTGGCCGTGGTTGCCAACTTCCGCGAGGTGTGGGCCTTTGGAACCAACTCGATCGAGGTCTGGTCTGACACTGCCGCGCTGGACTTCCCTCTTGAGCGCATCCCCGGCGCGTTCAACGAGTTGGGCTGCGCTGCCCCCTACTCCATCGCCAAGATGGACAACAGCCTGTTCTGGCTTGGCCGTGACCGCCGTGGTCAGGGCATCGTTTACCGGGCCAATGGCTACGCAGGCCAGCGCATCTCGACCCATGCCGTCGAATGGCAGATCCAGCAGTATTCTGACCTGACAGACGCCATTGGGTACACCTACCAGCAAGACGGCCACAACTTCTACGTGCTGATCTTTCCCACGGCCAACACCACATGGGTGTACGATGCCGCCACACAGGCATGGCACGAGAGGGCAGGGTTCACCAATGGCGCGTTCACCCGCCACCGCAGCAACTGCCAGATGTCGTTCAACAACAAGATTGTTGTGGGTGACTTTGAGAATGGCAACATTTACTCGTTTGACTTGGAAGACTACTCGGACAACGGGCAGATTCAGAAGTGGTTGCGTTCGTGGAGAGCACTGCCCACCGGGCAGAACAATCTGAAGCGCACCGCGCAGCACAGCCTCCAACTTGACTGCGAGTCGGGCACTGGTCTGAACCTCGGCCAGGGCAGCGACCCACAGGTCATGCTGCGCTGGTCAGACGATGGTGGGCACACATGGTCCAACGAGCACTGGGCCAGCATTGGCAAGATCGGCGAGTACTATCGCCGTGCCATCTGGCGCAGACTGGGCATGACCCTGAAGCTGCGTGATCGCGTCTACGAGGTGTCGGGCACCGACCCCGTGAAGATCGCCATCATGGGCGCAGAACTGATCCTGAGTCCGACCAATGCTTAACCCCATCATCACGCCTCCACGGGTGCCGCTGGTTGACCCAGACACGGGACTGATCAACAGGGCGTGGTACTTGTTCTTCCTGTCGCTGAACAACGTGGCAAACGCCGTTGTTGACGACCCGATTGTCAGTCCCAGTGCCGAGTCGCTAATTGCCAGCTATGATGCCGTGCTTCAGGCGCTGGCGCAGGAAGTGCAGACGCAACCAAGCCCTAGCGATCTGGTGTCGCAAATCGCCGAGTTGCAGAAACAGATCGACGGGTTGAAAAAGCAAATTGAGTGCCCTTGCACCGAACTGACAGCCGAGTTGCAAAAGCAGATTGAGGGTCTTCAAATGACCCCAGCCCCTCGTGAGTTTGAACGCTCACGTTACGGCTCATTCTACGACACCACGACTCAAACGGCCACCACGATCAACACGGCCACCACGATTACGTTCAACACTACGGACTTGAGTCGAGGTGTGTATCTTGGCACCCCGACATCAAGGGTGTACGTAGACACACCGGGCATTTACAACTTCGACACTTCGTTCCAACTGGACAAAACCAGCGGCGGCTTGGCTGAGTTCTACTTTTGGTTTAGGCTCAACGGCACAGACGTGCCAGACAGCGCCAGCCAGATCAGGATTCAGGGCAATAACGCTGAGATATTTTCGTCACTGAACTACTTTTTTGACCTCAACGCTGGCGACTACGTTGAGATGATGTTTTCAACGACCAGCCTGAGTGTTGAACTTCTTTCCGTGCCTGCGGCTGCACCTGTCCCCGGCATACCGTCTATCATTCTCACAGTTTCAAACAATATTGGGGGTATCCAATGACCGTCACCGTCAAAAACCTTGTGCCATCGAAAGATGTTGCAAACAGCCAGACAACCCAGTACACCTCCAACGGTGTGGTCACGATCATCGACAAGTTTACGGCGACCAATTACAGCGCCAGTGCTGCGACGATCTCGGTCAACTTGGTGGGGAATGCAGGCTCCGCTGGCAACAGCAACCTGATCACTAAGACCAAGACGCTTCAGCCGTCCGAGGTCTACACGTTTCCCGAGTTGGTCGGGCAGGTTTTGAACCCCGGCGACTTTATCAGTACAATCGCTGGAACCGCTACCGCCATCAACATGCGGGTCTCTGGCCGCGAAGTGACCTAAGGGGAATAGCATGGGCTTTTTCAGTAAAATTTTTGATGATGTTCTTGGCCTTGACCCAGGCGGTGGCGGTATATACGGCGTGGCCCGAGATGTGCTGGGTGACAAGATTGCCGATGACGTTTTGGGCATGGACCCCAGCGGTGGCGGGTTTATTAAGGAATACAACGTACTCCTTCCCATGATTGCAGGTTATTACGGCTTAGAAGCTCTTGGTGGGACTGAAGGTATTGCCAATATGTTTGGCTCTGGCTCTGGTGCTGCGGGCACAACTTTTACCGAAGCCCAACTTGCAGCAGCAAGCGCCAGTGCCGACCCAATTGCGTACCTTGCATCCGCAACGCCCGGTGCGGCAGTTGGTGCTGGTGAAGCCTTGGCCGCTGGCACATTGTCGGGTGGCGGCGGCGCTGCTGGCGGCGCGGGTGCTGCGGGTGCCGGTACATATTCAGGTTCAATCATGAACAGTTTAAAAACCCTTCAACCCTACGCATCAATTGGCAGTTCGTTGGCGCAGGGTTATTCCACAAACAAAGCCGCCCAAGGTGCCGCAAACGCTGCAAACGCGGGTGCTCAATCGCAGATTGATCTTCAGCGTCGAATGTACGAGGAAGGCGTTGCTCGACAACAACCCTTTTATCAAGCAGGCGTCAACGCACTCCCCGGCTATTTGTCGGGCATTGGGCAAGGTGGTGAATTGGTGCGCGGCTTTACGATGGCCGATTATCAAGCTGACCCTGGTTATGCGTTTCGGCTGTCCGAGGGGCAAAAACAATTGGATCGTCAGGCCGCCATTCGAGGTGGGCAAATTTCTGGCCCTTCCATGAAAGCTGCGGCCCGCTATGGTCAAGAAATGGGTTCGCAAGAGTACAGCAACGCATACAACCGCTTCCGCGACACCCAAAGTTTGCGCCGTAACGCGCTTGCGGGTGTTACTGGTTTTGCGCCGACTGCTGCAAATGCAATGGGCAGCTTGGGTCAAAACTACGCCACCAGCGCAGGCAGCGCAATGGCTAACCAAGGCGTGAACACAGGCAACGCATTGATTGCGGGCCAACAAGCCCGTCAGTCCATGTACGGTGACATCGGCAGCACGTTGGGTAAATACTTGGGCAGCAGCAACAGCCTTGGTCGTTCATCTGGATCGTTTAACGCCGATCCAAATGCTTATGCTTTTGGCTCACAGTCTTGGGAATAAATATGGCTGAACTGAACTTTAACGCTTTGGCGCGTCCTGGTCCTCGTGGCTTTATGCAAGGCTTTGAGCAGGGCCAAGAGGAACAACGTGCCAACGCAATGGCACAGCAAAAGATGGCGCAAGACCGAGAGATGAATGCGTTGCGAATGCAACAAGTTCGTGGAGCAATTGGTCAACAAGAACGCGAAGTAAAAACGCAGACGGCTGCTCAGAAAACCGGCATGTTTCGTGAGCGCCTGCTTCGTGCCCGCACACCGGACGATGCGCGAAACATTGTGCGGATGCAATACGCTGACCCAGATCTTGCCCCTATCATCTCGCAAGGTGGTTCGCTGGATCAAGCCCTTGCGGAAATTTCTGACGACCCTACCGAGTTTGAAAAATACCGCCAAATAGAAGCACTGGGTATGGCTAAGTGGATTGAGTCTCAGATGCCGAGGGTAACACCTACTGGTGATGTGTATGACCCCGCAAATCGTAGCTACATTTCCAAGCCCAAAGCTGTGCCTGCACCTGCTGCACCCGGCGCACCTGTTGCTGTCATGGGTCCAGACGGCAGGCCACAGTACGTCACTCGTGAGCAAGCTATCGGTATGACTCCGTTTACAGCACCCGCCATTAAGATGATGGGTGGTGGTGCTGGTGGCGCAGGTGGTGGCACTCGTGCTGCACCGGCTGCACCTGCGCCCAAGCCAATGACTGCGTTGCAACAGCAGTCGGCTCGCAAAGCAATGGCTGCTGATCAAACCAGTGTTAAAGCCTCCCAATCGGTGGTTGGTGAACTTGAAAAACTGACTGACGAATTGGTGGGAAACCCAGAAAAGAAAATTGCACCACACCCCGGTTTGAGTGGCATTACAGGCTTTCAAGCAATGCTGCCATCGCTGCCAAAAAGCGCAGTCACCTCAGGTAATTCTCGGCAAGCCCAACAAAGACTTGAAACCCTCAAGGGTAAGGTTATGGCGTTTGGTCGTCAGCTTGCTTCGTTGGAAGGCAAGCTGGGCAACATGGCGGTGCAGGAATGGAAATTCGTGTCCGACAGTATTCAAGCCATCGACCCCGCTGCTGGCAACCTTGATGTGCAATTGCGCGACATCGTTCGACAAGCCAAAAACTTTGCCAACACCGTGCAAGAGCGATACGACATGACTTACGAGGCTGATGGCGCACCTGCTGAACCAACTGCTGCGGGTGGCAGTGCTCCCGGCGCGTCAAATCTTACACAAGACCGCGCAGACGCAAACGCTGCAATTGCTGCGGGTGCGCCAGCAGATGCGGTGCGAGCGCGGTTCAAACAACGCACCGGCCAGGAGTTGTAAATGGCTACCGGATATGAAGACCTGATCCCTGCTAAAAGTGCGCGTTTTACCGGGTATGACGATCTCATACCAAAGCAATCTACGTCAAGCGGCATCCCCGGTCCCCGCATGACGGGCACCATTGTTGATCAGATTCCCGGCTCCGATGTTCGTGCTCCCGCTGCCGTGCCG